CGAGCCTATAGGCACCGCCCGGACGCAAAAAGCACAACTTTTTGCGCCGGTCATGAGTCGCTTTTACCTGAAAAACACCCCCTTTCGCCTTCTAAGGGGAACGGCAAGTTTCTTTATCGTGACAGTAGGTTGTGAAGCAAGATAAACACCATCAGCCTGAGAGCCAGTAAATACTACCTAATTAGTATCATAAGAATCGCGCAACGCTTGTGACTGAAAGAAAAAGCCCATTTTGAGAGGACGCGAGCCATCGACGCGCCTACCATTGTTATCAAACTCGAGCTTCTTAGCAATAAATGCCCAATAAACAGTAAAAATGGGGCCAGCAGACAGGCCAAATGGCAGGGCAAACGACTTACATTTAAAGGCAATATCAGATCGACGACGAACAGCCTTAACTAGCTGATCATAATCTTGAGAAGTAACAAGATGCACACGCTTCTGTTTACGATTCTGAGCAGCCTGATGAATAACCCAAGGCGGAACATTTCTAGAATCCTGATTAGAAAAATAATTTTGATACTCATCTGTAATGACAATCACACCGAACTTACCATTACGAATACACTGATTAACAATTGCATACTCATCTAATGAAGAGTAATAAATATAACTAGAAGTAGTATCAATCTCATTAGCAAGAATAGCTTTTAACTTATCTAAAGAACCATCAAACTTAACAGCGGTACGATCCTTTAATATAATATTAGAAACAACAATAGCTTTTGGATAACGCTTAGAAATCTTCTTATAAAAATGAATTAAGGTTATAGTCTTACCGTCACCTTGCTCACCGAAGAAAGTCTGAATACCAGAGGGCTGAAAATAATCTGGATCCTTGCGATTGCGCCTATTCTCCTTGATGGCCTCCTTGTCAAAACCAAAAGACTTAGAAACAAATGGTAAAATATTAGGCACTATGCACCTCCTCCAGAGCCGCGAATTTTGTTATAAAACCAGATACCGGGACGAAGAACAATAAATAGGGTTAAAGAAGTGATGATTAGAGTAATCATAGTAGTAAAAAAACTAGCACCTATATAATTCTTAAGAACGACGATAGGAAAAGCGAAGTAAGGAACGACATTATTAATAGCATTAATAAATACTAACGGAGCAGCAGGAATTGAAACAAGCGATATTATAAATTTAAGAACTAAAACAAATACTGTTAAGATCCAAAGTATAATCATTTTTTACCTCTCCTTTCCCACGGGCCAGTTTCACCGGTACGATCATCACGCCAACGAATCTCTCCCGACTGTTCACTCTCAGACTCCTCGTAATCACCAACAGGAACACCAAAGACTTGCATAAGCAACCTATAACAAGTCCATAGAAAGCCGATAGCTATACCACCCTGAAGAAATATTTGCATAAATGACCAAACAGCAGGCAACTGATGGCGCCACTTACACATCTCGAGTTTACCGGTAGAACCAAAAACAGTTAGCGAAATAGCACAAGTATCATTACTAGAAGTCATAGCTTCAACAGTAGTAAGGATTCCCTTGATAAAGGTAAAAGGCAAAGCAACAAAACCAAGTCTGTCAATAGTAAAATCAGTTAAATCGCCAAACAGTTTCTGAACATCTTCAGACTTAGGAATAATAAACGGTAAAATCAAATCATTAATAAACCAAGTGAAAGAATTACGCAAAGCACATGCAATACTTCCAACAGAAGGCATTTTAACACCAGCGATAGTAACATCATATTTAGAACAATCTTCATACTTAGGCTTTAGATATTCTTCACAAAAACCCTCGAGACAAACTGAAGTTACAGTAGAGCCGGAATGTTTTTGGCCGTCAACCTTTATATACATGTAACGCTCTTTATACTTAACACGCTCCGTCTCCTTAGGAAAAGCATTTATACAATAATCTGGAGTAGAAGACTCGGGGCCATATGAGTAACAAGCTTTAGCAGAATAACGAGCAACAACCATATACTCCTGATAATCAGGAACATCGACAGAGAACGAGCCACCAGCGTTTATAGCCTGTTGAAAAATCACCTCACCACCACGCCGTTTTTGGACGGTAAAAATCAACTGATATGTATTATCAACAAGATGCCAACCATCTTTCGTATAATCAGAAAAAGCATCAAGCGTTATACGATCACGATCCTTCAGATGTTTTATAGTTATCTTCTTGTCGACAACCTCATATTCAAAATCAGGAAGAATCTCATCCTGAAGAGACTTAGGAATATAAATATTACGGTCTTTTAAAATAGAACTTAATTCATAATCCGGAGTAGAAAGAAAAGTTTCAGTTGTACCATAGGGGTTGGTTAAGAAACGAGAAAGAATAAGAGGAGTGGAAACTCCCTCTAGAGAAGAATCACAAGTAACCTGAAAACTATTAGCAGAAGACATAGAAAGGAGTATTTTTCTAAAGCCCGTCTCTCGAAAATGGTAACCATAATAATCGCTATACTCTAAAATCTGTTTCTTAGCCTTAGACTCAGTCCAATAAAGTGTAACGTAACGTATATTTGTAGAACCATTTTTATAAAAAGAATTAGTAATAATCCAATCACCATTACCATAGATAGCTTTTTTATATGAAGACTCAGCGGCAGAACGAGTAATAAAACGACTACAAGAATTAGACCAAGAAACATCACTTCTCTTGAATAAGTAAGAATAATAAAGAGTAGTTACATCAACTTTAGAGTTTCCATATTCCAATAATAATTTTTTAGTAACACGAAAGTCAGGAATCTGTCCAGCAGGACTCTGGGCCATAGCAGCTCCAAATGGAGATAAAATAGAAAAAGCAAAAATCAGGAATGCCGCAGAAAATAATTGAAGACATTTTTTCATTTTGTAATATCCTTGTCGCTTTTAAGCATTTTTTGATACTCAATCTCCTCGTCAATAGAAAAGACCATAATTATAAGCAAAAAAAGAAAAAAGAGAGAAAATAACACCATCATTTTTTGTGTCCCCTAATTAGATCAACATAAATAAAATAAAGGACAAAGCACAAACCTGCTAGGGTCAACAAATTAAAAAACAAATCTGTTATCTCTTTAGAGCTCATTTTCTACCACCTCCAGAGTAGCTAATACGACTGATGAGATGGCAACAAATAACAAAAGAAAACAGGATGACAAAAAATTTTACAAGAAAATTATCTAAAATTATTTGTAATTCCGTAGATGACATAGCTGCTCCTATTTAGAATTAGTGACTGAATAAAGTGACTTAAAAACAATGTCTAAAACTATCTTTACGCCAGCACCAACAGCGACAATCGCTAAGAGAGAAGAAAAATTAGCGGATAAAGTCTGAGTTATTAACTGTACAATCTCAATAGTCTTCATATATCTTAATAAGCAAGGTGTGAGGTGTACGTGTGGTGGAGGCCGCACACCTCACTAACTACTAGAAACGCCCCTTTAAGCCACGATTGCCAAAGCTGCGGAAAAGCTTCAGGCCAACGCCGAAACCAATCAGAATCGCAAGAGCAGGTAAGTTTTGGGTAAAGTAACCAATAACTGTCGTAATGATGCTAGTAGCGTCAGTTGCTTCAATAAGCTTCATAACTTGCTTTCTTCCTTTCTTGTAGCTTTTAATTGTTCAATACAACACTGAGTTACCAGCCCGCTACAATGGCAACTCTGGCTGCTTCTATCTTGACATTTAACCTACTTTAAAGCGTAAGCACCAAAATAAAAATGTCAAATCTTATAGCTAGAGCAGAGCCTCCTTAGCTACAGAAGTCTCTATAAGGGAAAGCTGCTCAGAAGAAAGAAAAACTGCTTGTTTATAAACTTTCTCGTTAGGCATAATCCATTCAATAATTAATACGCTATATGGTTTATTTTCTTTTGAAGTACGCGCCTCTACATATGCACGAGAAACGTGAGATACAATATTGTCTGAGTTTGTGGCTGTCATTTTCTATACTCCTTTACGACATTAAAAAAACTCTTCATCAATTACCGATAAAGAGTTACGTATCTGTCGTATCTGGTGGGCAATAGAGG